GATCACCAACAGACAAGAGGCACGTCAATGGCAAAGTGCTTGACGCTGCCAGCAACCCAGCGGGCGCGAACATGCGGAGCGTGCAGACATTTCCACGTCGCGGGCCGAAGTACGAATTCTGCTACGCCTGCCATCGGCTGTACATCGGGCCGGAAGTAACGAAGGGCATGACGAAGCGACCATGCCGAGAGTGCGGGGGAAAGGAGTGGGTGAGTCACTATGCCTCTTTTAGCCTTAGTCTCCCGCTGACACTAATCAAGGCGTCGTGCAGCGAGGCGGGCAACTGCGCGGCTTGCGGCAGTCCTTGGGCGAGGGTAGTTAAGACAGAGTACGCAGAGAAGCGCCCGTCAAGTAGCAGCTATGCGGCAAAGGCACACATAAGGCCGCAAGTTGGACTGCTGGCCAATCGCTGGGATACACCAGATAAATGCACAACCATCGGCTTTCGTCCGACTTGTACTTGCTCAATTTATCGGTTAGAGCTATCAGGCAAGCAGTTTCAACAACTGCCTGAGCATCTAAAATCGTACTTCGAGAAAGTGAGGCCAGAATCAGCGAAGCCGCTGGTTCTGGACCCCTTTTCCTCGGCACGGGGACATCCTTAATCGCCGCCGAGATGCACAACTGCGACGGAATCGGCATCGAGGCATCGCCGGCTTATGCCGCCCTTGCGGCGGCTCGGCTGGAGCGCTGGAAGGTGTTCGCCGAACTGGCCGAGCCGGCGCAGGTCGCGACGGGGCAGCGGAGCTTGTTTGAGGAGGATTAGGTGGAAATCAAGTCCTGGCGCTCCAAGCTGGCGCGGCATTTGTCGAACTTGTGCGGAGAATGCGATGAGCCTGCGCAGGCCGCAAATGCTGTGAGCCAGACCAGACTTGAGTTTTCCAGACAGTCACGCTAGCTTATAGTCAGCAGGGACGCCTGCCGACAGAGCAAAACCGCAAACAAGGGCAGTGTGGGTGGGTGCCACAGCGGAGGGTCAATGATGCCCCCCTAGCCAGTCAAGGAGTGACTGTCCGCTGTGGCTTTTTCTTTTAACGTGAGAGAGGAGTGTTCAAAAAATGCTCGGTTCTTCCAGGTTTACCGTGACAGCCGGCGAAGTCGGCGAAGTCCTGAAAGTCGCTTTCTGGTTCGGCCTTGTAGCCTTCGCCACGAAAGCCGTCGAACTGTCAGGCTCCTTCGACTTTGGCACTTACAAAGAACTGGTGGACATCGCCAGCGCCGGGCTGCTCTGGCTCGTCAAGAAATGGGCCAGCGATACGCGCACTCCGCTGCCGCACAAATATGCAGGGTCGCAATAGCTAAGATTCTCTCTCGCGCCGCGCTGTGGGCCGTGGCGGTTTCTTTCGCGACCGCCGCCACGGCTCTACAGCCACGCGACTGGGGCCTTGAACATTGCGACTCCATCGAGTGGAACACGTTTGGGAGAGACGGGGCCGAGCGAACGGCGATCCTGTTTCGCGAAGGCGGCAGACATGATTACCGGATACGCGACTGGCGTTGGGAAGGGCTTTCTGGATTCAAGGTTTCGAGATTGGAGCGCGGCGACTACTTGGTATCTTGGGGCGAGGGGTTTGTGAGGACGAACGAGCTGTGGAAGAGCCGCACTTTGGATGACCGGGAGATGACCGAGCGGCGCTGGTGGCCCGATGAGAAGAGGCGGAAGCTATGGCAGAAATGAAAGACGAAATGAAAGACGAAAAGGAATCTCCAGGCGACCGGGCTCAAGTCAAAGACGGGAGCGTTTGCCGACGCGACAACCCCTATGTCGCCGACCTCAATCGCGACTTGTGGTTTCAGTGTTACTACGGCAGGCGACTGCTGGACAGGTTTGGAATTCCATATACCGGGTGAGCGATGTTCGGCTGCTGGGACAACTGGAAGAACACCGTGGAGCAGCGATTTGCCGAAGTGCTCTCGCGGCTCCACACTGCCGAAGAACGCCTTGATGAACGCACCATTACAGACGACAGTCAAGGCAAGGACATCGCCCGCCTGGAAGTCCAGAGCCGAGCCAACCGCACGGGCAATGAGCGCGTCGCCGCGGCCGTCCTGAAACTGGAGCGACTTCATCACGAGTTGACAGAGGAACTGACCGCTATCCGCAAGTGGGCCGACCAGATGTACGAGTGGGGGTGCGAGGCGGCCGACAACATCCCTAACTGTGAAGTGCCTCGCCCGCAGCAGCTTAACGAGACGAGAACGTCCAATGGCACGTAAGAAACCCAAGCAGGCACTGTCGCTGTCCTTCGACATTCCGCCGGAAGTCTGGGCCACAATCATCATGCGGCTCGTCCAGTTGGGTTGGCTGGCCTGGTCGAAGCAAGTGAAAATCACGCCGCAGTCGGCCGCGAAGCTGGTGGATGTGCATTGGGAAGCCATTCGCAGAGCCATCAGAAAGTACCAGTCGTGGGCTAGCTTATTGCCCGACGAGTATCCCGGCCCGGTGACTCAGCACTCGCTGTTTCAGCCGCGGATTTGCGGCACGCCTGACAGCGTGCAAGCTGTCGGGGAACCGTGCAAATGGCCCCACAAAGAGATTACCTATAGCGTGCTCGGCACATTGCCGGGCGTCGGTGACGCTGATTTCAAGGCCGCCGCCGAGCGCGCCGCGAAACAATGGGACGATGCCTGCGGCGTCGGTATGTTCTATAAAGTCAATCTCCGCACAGCGAACGTCATCCTTACAGTGGCCGACCTTGGCGGGCCAGGCGGTGTGTTGGCCGACTCCATGCTGCCTTGCGGTGCGGCTGCCAACGATGTCATGCAGCAGCGGTACGACTCGCGAGAAATTTGGTTTGCCGGCGAAGGCCCTCCCTTGCAGGGACGGATTCACTTAGAAGCGGTGATCGCTCATGAGATGGGCCACGCCCTGGGACTGCCGCACTTGGCTCCCAACGGCCCTGTGGCGCTGATGCAGCCCTTTTATCGTGGCGACATACTGCGGATTCAGCCGCCCGACGCGGCCGAGGTAGTGACCCGTTACGGCGCCAACACGCCGCCATCGCCGCCTCCACCGCCTCCACCGCCGGGCGATCCGCCTGTTCGCTATCGGATCAAGGGCACCAATATCGCCGTGGACGTTATGACGCTTGAGCCGTTGCCGCTGCCGCACGTAGCGAGAATATGATGTATGCGCCCCCAGCCCCGCTGGATCATCCTGAGCGGCAATTTCGACGATCTGAGCGACGGCATGCAGGTCACGCTGTACACGTCGCGCCAAAAAGCCCAAGAACTCATCAACAGAACCACGAGCGACCCGGAGTACCGGAAGCACACGGCATGCAGGTCACGCTGAGTGGGACTGATGGAACTGGCGATGGAACTGGCCGCCTGGATATGCCTAGGCTTGCTCTTGTTGGTGTTCCACTTTCGGCTGCGGTCGCTGGAAGATCGGATCACGGACCTGGAAGACGCCTACTGCGACGAAGAGGAAGAGGAAACTTGATTGGGCGCCCCCTTCGTTTTCAGAATTGCGCTACGAGAACTGCTCGTGCTCGCGGCTCTCTTCGCGGGATGCAGCTTTCTTGGCGCAGCTCCGTTGTGGATGACGCTCTTTCAGCCGGCTTCGTACGCTGAGCCAGGCGAAGAAATCCGCCATCCACTGGAAGCGCCGCTGCCGGGCGGCAAGACGTACCAAATCGGCCGCTTTCTGGTGCCGCTCGATGCCGTGCGGATCGCACTGGCCGATGCGCTCAAGTACGATCCAGTCAAAGACACCCCCTTTTTTCGCTACCTCTTTATTCCCAGCTATCAGAACGAACTGCACGTTCGCGTTAACCAGTTCGTGCTGAATCTCGTGGTCTCGCAGTCGAGCTTCATCCACTACGCAGTGTGGGTGCACCCTAACATCATCCGTGTTGATCTACGGGTGTTTGCGCCACGAGTCGATGACCTGCAAAACCTGATCGACACCTGGGAGCAGTTGGCCTTCGACCCCTACTTTCATGAATTTCTGGTTCTGGCGGACGAGCTGGACATCGCCCGAACGAATACCATCGACGCGCTCAACGTTTTTTTCATTAAGACCGACGAAGCGTTGCAGAAAGTCCGCGACGAGTTGAAAGCGATCCGCTCAGCCGACGTGGAACGCGAGTGGGCCGAGTTCCTACGGCTCGGCGGCTTGCAACAAGAGCTTTCCAAACGACGGCAGTTCAACCTGGCTGTGCTCAAACGCTTCGTCGCGGACGCCGACAGGGCACACCGCGAGCGCCGCGGCGGCACGGATGGTGACTACACGGGTTTTTTTTCGGCGCTCAAGCTGTTGCGGGACGCGGTTGATGAGCTAGTTCGTCAGGCCGACAAGATCGACGATGCGGCGACCAAGCAAACCCGCCGTAGCGGGACGGGGGCCTTGGCCGCCAACGTCGAAGTCCCCGTGCCGGCCCGGCACGCCAATATTGGCGGTGTACTCGACAAACTAGTGGAGCTAACGCAGTCCGACGCGGCTATCACCTACTCGCCGTACTTTGTCCACCGAGCTACAAGCAGCGTGGACCTGGGGCACGGAGCCGGCCTGTACTACCAACTGGCTGGCGTGCAGGCTGGCGTGGATGGCAACACCGATTTCGAGCAGGCGCTACTTGACGCCGGCATCGACCTGGAGGTGGTCGATCAGCTCCGCTCCAAGAACCGCGCGGCGATGTTCTACAGCTTCGTCACCGGCCGCGAGCGGGCTATCAACATGGCCCAAGGCCAGGGCGTGCGTCCTAGCGTGGCCGGAGCGCTAGCGACGTGGACGGAAGACCCCGGCGACGATCAGGTGGCAGCCGCCAACTCGCCGGTTCTTAACTTGATTGCCTTTGAGTTCGCGGCAGCCGAAGTAATCGTTGAGCGCCCTAACGGCATGCTGTTGTTTCTGTTGTTCAACGCTGCTGGTGTTCTTCAAAACAGCGCTCCAGATTTTATCGTTTCAGATCATCGCATTCCAGAGCCGTACACGACGAGACTTCAAAGCTGTATCTCGTGCATCCGCTGCCACGGTCCCAACCGCGGGCATATGAATATCCGCAACGACATCAAAACGCTTACCGCTGGGCATATTGACATCCTCGACGATGTATCGAGCGCGCAGGACCTCTTTGACCTGTCTGATACTCTGGTTGGGCTGTATGAGTGGGACCCCACGGACCCGACGACTCGCGCGGCGCTCGTTCGCAGCCGGGACGACTTTGACGACGCCTGTTACCGGGCCACGGCGGGCATCAAGCTCCCGGACGGCCGGATGCACAAGTTCAAAGAACCGTGGGGGGCCGACGAAGCCTGCCTGCATCTATCGCAGCTTTACGGTTACTACACCTACACCTGGATTTTGCCGCTCGTCGCCGTGCGCGAGCTCGGATACGACGTGAAAGACGAGAAGGCCGCCAGGGACTTAATCCGCTATGTCCTGCCTTCCATTACGCCGCGGCTCAACATTACGATCCTGGACCCGCATATCGCCTGGCTGCGGCTGGTGGTTGGCGACCCAGCTAACCCGGAGTCGCCGCAGTTTATCACCCGGCCGGCGTGGGAGTTGATTTACTTCGACGCGATGACTAGGAGCCTCCTGACTTCCGGCAAGATGGCACAGGTCGAATTGGCAAAACAGGCTCTACGCACTAAAATCAATAGGGTCAAGCCGCGCCCGGTGCAAACTCTAGATCAGAAAGAGATTCTGAAAAAAGTGTTGAAACGGAAGGCGGTTGAAAAGAAGGGGATCATGGCTCCATGAAATCCTGGATCATTACTCTCTGCGTGCTGTGCTGCGGACTCCCGGCGCGAGCGGCGTGGGTTCCCCTGGGTGACAACACTTACGTCTGGACCGATTTAACCGGCAAGCCGGACGGTTGGGTCTACACATGGCACAGCTACCACTACGGCCAATGGTACAGCCAGCCCGTGCGCCCGCTGACTCAGGCTGAGTTGCAACAATTCCAGCCACAGCAGCAAGCCTACGACCAACAGATCTACGGCCAGAATTCGGCGCAGGCTTCTGCCTACGTGTATGGCAATGGGCACGGCGCGCCTGAAAAAGGGTGGCAGGGACGTTTCCTGGAAGTGCTCGGCAAGCGCGACGAGACGGCCCGGTTTGCGGAGTTGATGAACAAGCACTTTCCGGCAACTCAGCAATACCAGCAGGGCTACGGTGTTCAAACGCCCTACGGAGCGATGCAAAGCCAAAGCCTTTCTATTCAGCAGGCAGGCGGCAACCCGGCGAGCATTTTGATTGGCGACCTGCCGCAAGTGCAGGGGAACACGGTCTACGGCAGTGTGGACCCAACCTACAACAGCTTCGCGGCCCCCTTGCGTGAATTCGACTTTGGATCGCTGGCCAACACGTTGGCGAGCATGGATGTCGCTCGCGAGGCGGGCAGCGTGCGGATCAGCAGCGAGACGCGCGCCATCTTGGGCCAAATCACTGATTCCGCCAGGGTGTTACACGAGTTGCAAATGCGCAGTCAGTTGGCTCAGCAGCAGAATCAGACGGAGCTTGAGCGATGGCGGGCGATGGCGGCCTTGATGACGCCCAGCCGCAGCCAGACTTTGCAAATCCAGACGGACAGGAATGGCACAGCGACCTTTCGCGTCCTGCCCGAAGCGGGGGGCAGTCCCGCTACGCCGCCAACCCTCCCCTTGGAGGGCGGTGCCGACGAGACGTTCCGGCGCTTCGCGGCTGCTGCCTCAGCGAACTGCCTGCGCTGCCACGGGGGACCGGACACCGGCGGCGGCAGCGAAAAACTACTGATGGGCAAAGGCTCGGCCTTGGCCATCGAGAGCGTGAAAGAGGACCAGATCCCCAAGGTGTTTGGGCGGGTCCGCGATGGCAGCATGCCGCCAGGCGGCAAGCTGAGCGCGGAAGCCAAGCAAGCCTTTGCGGACATGGAAGCGATGTTGATGAAGGGTGGGCCGGCGAGCGAAACGCCGCCGCCCCCGCCAAAACCTTAGAGTCGGAACCATTTTTTGAAGAGGAGGAGGTTTACCATGAAGCGTTTCCTTTTGATTGTCGCGGCCGTATTAGCGCTCGCGTTGAGCGCTCAGCCGACGGCCCAAGCCTATGGTGGCTGCGGCAGTAGCTTCTACGGCGGGAGCAACTTCTACGGCGCTGGCTTTGGCGGCTACAACAGCTTCGCCAATTGTGTGCCGGCGCCAGTCTGTACGCAGGGCTACGCGGCCCCATTCTATGGTTTCAATAGCTTCAACAGCTATGGATTCCACGGCCGCAACTTCAACAACTTCAACAAGTTCAGCCGCTTCCGCGGTCGGTTCGTCAAAGACGCCTTTGGCAACCTGCGGCGGGTGTACTAACCATGAAAGGTAGGTGGTCATTGTCTCGCCTGCTTTTGGCAGCGTCGTTGCTGTTGGGATTCGCGGCTTCCGTGGACGCCCAACAGCCTCGTCGCGGACTGCTGCAACGCCGGCCCCAGGCGCCATTGCCAAGGCTGTTGCGGCGGTTGCCGGCCCCGGCGCCGCGGTTGCTCCAAGGTCCGATCAACCGGATTCCGCAGTTACCTGCGCCGTTGCCGCGTGCGCTGGGTCCGTTTGCCCCGCGGCAGTTGTTGCAGCGGGCATTGTAGTTGTTCACCTCAGCTCCGGGGCGGCGGCTAACCGTTACGGACCGCCGCCCCGGCCCTCCAACGGCCGCGCAGGGCCGGAAATGCTGCGAGCAACAATTATGCGATGCCGTCGCTGTGGAGCACCCATAGAAGAATCCGATTTGAAATACGCCGCAGCGTGGAATCAGGTCAAAGCGGTTCGGCTGAACTCGCGGAACAGTTTTTGGAAAGACGCCAAGCCCGTGTGCCGCGACTGCTACGAGCGAGAAGTGCGAGCCACCGAATGGGAAGTGAACTGCTGGAAAGAGGACTGGCAAGGGCCGTGTAAGTGGACCCGCGCGATGTGACCAAACTGGTGATCCTCTTCACGACGGTAGCGCTCGTGGCGTATACCATTTTCGTCGGACTCAAGTTTGGGCCGCAAGCGACCATCAGCGTGCAGATTTACGAGCTATCCAGACGCTTCCCGATTATCCCGTTCGCCTTCGGGGTGCTGGCAGGGCATATTTTCTGGCCTTTGGCGACGTGTGTGATTGAGTGGTTGATTCGGAAGGGCTAGTTTAGTGTCGCCGACCGTCAGTCCCTTCTGATGCGGACGAATGTGCCGGATGACTTTCGTCGTCGTCTCGGCTTATCAATTTGACAAGCCTTCTACACCGCTGCCGTTCGGCGTCTTTCTTTTGACAGAGACGGCAGCGTGTTGTTCCCTTCCAGGCTTTGCGGTGACACTTCGCACAGACTCCGGCCTCTTTGCGATTTTTCCGATTCAAGGCGCACAAAGCAGCGAGCAGCTTTGCGCAACGCCGGCAATTGATTTGTCCTTGGTGCCTTTTTCGATTGCCACAGCTATGGCACAAGCCAGCGGCGTGCCTGGCCGCTTTCGTGGCTGCGTCACTGTAGGACCGAGTCTGTTTGGTCATTTTTGGGGTTCTCGCAGTTTTGGTTTTAGTCAGCAGCCAACCCTCGCCCCCGAAGGGGGGCGAGGGCTGTTGAACATCACCGGCCCGCCCCTCGCGCGTCAGGCTTTGCGGTGACACTTCGCACCACGTTGCAGGCTTCCTCGTAGTCAAGGGCGGTGCCCTCGGCGTCCTCGAAGGTTGGGCCGTAGGCGTTGCTGTGCATATCCAGGCAGTCGTCAATCTCTTCGGCGCTGGAGCACCAGTCCTCTAAGGGGGTTGTGCCGCGCCAGTATTTCACGAGCACCTGGCCCTTGTGAGCCTCCGCTAGCTTGACCTTTTCAGCCAAGCATTCCTCCTCTGAGGTTGCCCAGATACACTGGCCGTTGTAGACGGTGACGCCGTGATCCTGCTGCGCCAGCCTGACGGCCTCGTGCTCGTCCGCGGCCTCGACGGTCGCAACCTGCCGCGTGCAATCCTCCGGCCGCGCTCCACGAGACGGGTTGTTCGCCAGATTGAATCCACGCCGAAAAACTTGGTAAGTCGTCATTGCCAAACTCTCCACCCGCAGTTAGCCGCGCGGGCCGGCTTGCCTTTCACGTCCCCTACGCTGGGGACGCAACAACCACCAACCTGGTGCCCCGCAGGGCGCAGGGCGCTCGGTTCGTGGCTGTCATCTTTACTTGCGTCGGCACGGTTGGTAATGTATTTGGGTCAAACCACTTATAGGAGTTTCAAAATGAAGAAGAAGGGCAACGGCGAAAAGAAGGGCGGCAGCAAGCTGCCGACAAAGACAGTCAAGAATGTCGGCGACAGCACGCTTGGCGGTAGCAAGACAAAGATGGCCAAGAAGCGAAGCGGCTACTAGAATTCGCAGCAGTGGGCGAGCTACTACCCAGGCCGCAGCTACCCAGGCCGCAGCTACCGCGCGGGCCGGTTGCCGCGTTGTGCGGCTAGAAACCACTGACCCCCCGCCCTCGTTGAACGAGGGCGGGGCATCGGGGGTTCCCGACCTTTAGTCAACCAACTCTTGCGACTGCGTCCAGGTGCCATTCACGTTTCGCGGCTGGTCCTGCCCATTGAGGACTCGGCGGTCGTACTCCGCTTTGGCCTCCTGCTGGGCGCGCTCGCAGTCGCGGCCCACGATGGCCACGGCGTCAAAACCGCTGCCAAACAGGGCCGCGTGGGCAGCCAGGCAGGTCACCATCTTCTGGCGACTGGCCTCGCTGTCGCCGTGGGCGCCAGCTTCTTTCACAATGTCACCAGACTTACGCGAGACAAAGATGCCCCGCCAAGCCTGGACGTACAGCAGACGAATCTTGCCGTACTCAAACATCGCTGCTTCCAATCGCTCCCGGCGCGTCTGGTCCTCTTTCTCGACCTCGCGCAGGCGCTCCTGGCTGGCCTGGATGGCTTCGTCCGCTTCCAGTTGCAACTGAACGCGGTTGGCCATCGAAGCGATGCGGTTGACGCTGCCATTGCTGACAGCCACGTCGTACTTCTGACTATTCAAGACAGAATCCTCCACACAGGATTGGTACGGCTGCCCTTCGGAGCAGCCAGAGCCCCGCCGCGGCGCGACCCGCGGACAACGCTGTTCGGGGCGAATGAGCGGAGGGCGACTTTCACTCTTCTCCCGTGGTGGCATACGCCAGCCAGAGCCAAGCGCCGCCTGCGGTCATGAGCACAGCTCCCGCAGTCGGCCACTCGCGGACGCTGTGCCATCCCGCTAGGAACAGCACCGGCCCCGCGAAGAAGCCCAGGCAGCGTAGGACAAAGGAAACGACTTCGGTCATGCAGACTCCTTTTCAAATGGTTGGCCAGCCAACCCTCGCCCCCGAAGGGGGGCGAGGGCAGGAGGCTGTTACTTAGCAGCGATTCGATTTTGGCCACGTCCTCATCGAGATTATTCATGGACCCGCACACCAACTCCTGGCAGTGGGTTGCACGCTCCCGGCGAGGGAACGAATTCGATGTGGTTCCAGATCGACGTTGCACAATAGATATGTCCGTCGTGCTCGTACCAATCACCAGCGTTTCCAGCGTTTACCGCAGCCATAAACCGCTCGAACTTTTGTGTAGGGTTTCCCGACCTGCCACGGATCGGAAATCCGTATTCCAGGATATTCGCGAGGCTGTTTGAGCCATCGCAACCACCATTCGCAATGTGTGCTCGCGCTGCCGCGACAGAGGCAGCGGAATAGGTTCGGTGGCCGGACTCAAAGTGTCGTATATCTCCACATTCGATCCAGCTATTCCGCTCGCTGTCGTGCCGCGCAACGACGATGTACTTGTAACGCATCAACCCTCCCTCCACCCGCAGTACCGCGCGGGCCGGTTGCCGCGTTGTGCGGCTAGAAACCACTGACCCCCCGCCCTATAGCAAACTCCTTTCACAAGAACCGTGACCGATGAACGATGGCCCCCAAAGGGGCCAAGCTGTCAGCGATTTGCTTACTCAGACTCCCACCAGTCAGCAAGGGCGTTAGCGGCCCAAGTGACCAAGAAGAGTGTGATGAGTAAGCCACCGGTAACGATGGACACATTGATAACGTCGGACACGGCATTTCTCCTGAAGAAAGGACCATCGTTCATCGGTCACAGAAGGGTCTACCGGGATTCGTCACCGGACTAATCGTACAGACAAATTGTCGGCTCGTCAAGGCAGTTGACTTTAATTTTTTGTCTGTGCACAATACTGGCATGAAAGAACAGCCAGCAAAGCGTGGGCGACCAGCCCTAGCAGATAAGCGAAACTACAGACTACAGCTACGGCTATCGCAGGCCGAACGATCCCAACTCAAGGCCGTCGGCGGCAGCAAGTTGTCAACGTGGGCCAGGGGTGTACTCCTCACACACGCTCGCAGCCAACCAGCCCCTCCGCCGAGGTAGCATGCGCGGGAACACACGCGCCCGCGCGTGTATATATAGTAGCCGACCAGGCCGCGCCGCCAGCCGCCAGCCGCCAGCCGCCGGTTGCCGCCAACAGGAATGGGGTAGATTCATGGGATTCAGGTAGGGGCTATTCATGCTGTTTAAGATGATTTTTGATGCTAGCAATAATATTGTTCAATGGCTAGGCAGTCGCAAAGCCTTTGCCTATTTGGCGTTGCCGTTGAGGCACCCGAAGCCCCGCGGCAGGCCCCTTTTGGCCCGACCCTACATGATATTCCCACCCAGAAATTTTTCCATCAGAAACGCTTGCGGTAAGATAGGCAATGTGCACTGGAATGTGTGCGCTAGGCGCGCTAGAAGGTGCGGCATAAGCGCAACGCCCCCTTGTGGCCACGGGGCTTGGACCTTTCGTCCCTTGCTTTCCCGTCTGAAGCTGGTTTACCCAGCGTAACTGCGCTCGCTTGGGGCGATCCTTGCCGGGCGGGGGCGTTGTCTCTATGTTCCCGGTTCGTTGTGGCGCAGCCACATTTGGTGCGGCAGGTTGTGCGGCCTCGGCCACCCTGCTGTCGCCGGACAGGGGTTGCCCTGTTGGAGTGGGCTATGGTTTGCGTCTTGGGGAGATGCTACAAGAATCCTCGTCGTAGTTCTAGTTCATCGGTCGTCGATTTGCCGGTTTTTCTGGCAGCTAGGAACCTTAAACAGTTCATTGACAGGTGAGTTAGAACGGTCGTCGATTGGTGGCCCACGGCAAACCAGCGCAACTTTTACACCACCAGTTCCCGCGCAGCCACTTCCAATCAAAGCCCTCCAAATCGGCCGCCATATCGTCCCTGATATGAAATTGCAGGCAGCGGCTACAGCCGCGGCAAGTGACGATCGCTTTGTCGCCGCTCTTACCTTTGGCGGCCATCATCAGGCGACCAGGGTTCTGCTGAGACACAAAGCGGTAGTAGTTATTCAAGGTCGTGTACAACACTTGCCCGATCTTGAAAGTCTCTAGCTTCAAGCGTCCCTCTGGCGCCGATGGGCACCGCACGCCGCTGGTTGCCCAACTCCAGGCTGTGTCGTAGCCGCGTTTTAACGACAGCGTTTTCAATAACTCTGAAAGCGTCAACGGCGCATGTTCGTCTGTAGCTTGTAAACTCTCCATATCCTTCTGAATGTACCGATCTCAGCTAGCTTGTCAATTGTAGTTCTCGCTGAGTGCATGAAAATTCTTAGGATTGCGGCCAACGCCCACCCCAAGACATCTCATGCCAGAAGCCAACCCCCAAGACAGTCTTCCAGCCGAGCCGACATTTAACCCACAGCTCTCGGCCTCATCTGACGCGCCGCCGCCGTTTAGCGTCCGCGAATGGCTCTCGAAGGAAGGCGGCGTAGACGGCAACGAATTTGAAAGCGACGAGGCTGCGCTAAAGGCACTCTACCGGGTTGCCGAGCAGGGCCGCAGTCTCGACCCCAACACGATGGCCTATGTGCGGGCCGGGCAGTGGGCGCAAGAGCTTCAAGAAGACCAGGAATTCCAAGAGTGGTATACGCAGCGCGAGGAGAAGCGGCGCACCAAGCCCCAGCAGCAGGAACCCGCCCCTCAGCAGCCTGCCACGGAATGGCCCGTTGAGGAACTTGACCCACGCTGGGAAAAGCACGTTGCTTACGATCCGCAGACTGGAACCTGGGTGTTGCGCCCGGAATCGGCCGGCCTAGTAGCGCCTTCAGTGGCTGAGCGCTACGGCAAAGCCAAGGAATGGGAGTTGAACACTCTGCGCAAGATTGCCAGGGAGTTCCCGCAGCTTACACAGTCTCAGGTCATGCCCCTTGTGGAGCAACTGCGGCAAGAAATCTACGAGTCGCTGCCGCAGTATTTTTCTTACTGGCAGCAAGAGCAGCAAGGGCAAGCCTACCTGCACAATTACCTTCAGCATCGGCACCACGACATCTTCGTCACTGACGCGCAAGGCAACATCCAATATGATCCCGTCACCAAGCGGGAAATCTTAAAGCCATTCGGCGAGATGTTCTACCAGCACGCCGCGCGGGCTTTTCAGATGGGCGAGCAGAACCCTACTCACCGCGCCATGCACGCTATCGAAATGGCCGAGCGCGACCTGCACATGTACCAGCAGCAGCAACAGTCGCCGCCAACGGCCGAGCCCGCAGAAGCTCCGCCTCCGCCGCCTACCGCCCAACAGCGCAACGCCGTCAGGAAAGAGAAGTTCATCCAGAAGGCCATCCGCGAGCAGAAGGAAGAGGATGGCGCCGGTTTTACCAACAGCCGGAACGGCAAAGGCGGCAGTGAAGCAGCCGCCGCCGACCTCGATTGGGACTCGATGCTCAACGAGGAGATGGACTCGCGGGGCATGATTTTGCGCAGCCGCTAACCCTCATTGGAGATTTGAGCCGTGCCTACGACTCCTTCCGTCACCCAAACGGCCGGCGAAGGTCTTGCTGTCATCAAGGCCACCGCCGCCAAGTATTTCGCTGGCGCGTCGGACCTCACGATCCGCAAGCGGCTCATGCTTTCCTTATTGGCCAAGTACGGGCGGATCATCTACGACGAAAACGGCGTCACCAACACTTGGTTGATACAGCATGACGAGCCTCCTGTCACGGCTCACGGCGCCGGCGGCGAGATTTCCTTCGACGAGCACGACCTGTTCACGTCGCTGACTACTGATTGGCGCGGCTACATCGTGACCGACAAGATGCACGAGAAGGACCGTCTCATGAACAAGGGCGAAGTGGCCATTGTGGACCGCTATCGCCGTATCATTCCGCAACTCCGGCAATCGCTGGACAACAAGTTCCACGGCGAGTTCTATATCGACGGCGATGCGGCCAACAACGACAATCGGATTCACGGGATGGAGACGTTCTTGGCGTCCGGGACCACTGTCGCCGCCGATCTAGTCGCCAAGCCAGACGACAAATACGGCGGCCAAGACACGGACGTTGGTGCATTGGGCGGCACTTGGTCCACTGACTTGGCAACCGCGTCTCGCCCCAACGCCTCGATTGCCACGGACTGGCCGCACGGCGCCGGATCGAGCGCTTATGACGCGCTTTCGCCGACTCTCTTGAACACGTCTTCCACGAGTTGGGGAACTGGATCGACCTCCTGGGAAGACAACTGCGCCCGCGTGCTGCGGCAAGGGGTCCACTGGCTGACCAAGAACGGCGGAAGCGACGGCAAGCCGACCTCCTGCTTTCTGGCCAGCAACTTCTTCGTCGATTTCCAGAACTACCAAGAAGCCAAAATGCGGATTACGGTCCAGCACAGCGAGGCTGAAGACCTGGGTTTCTCGGATGTGCTGAAGTTCGACGGCTTGATGATTAAGAGCGAGTTCGACGTGCCGGCCGGCAATGGCTACATCATCAACGCCCAACAGATGGAACTGGCCTCGCTCGCGCCCGTCATGTTCTTCACGAAGGGGCCGGAGTTCGACATGCGGACCATGAACTACCTGTTTTACGCCGGCTTTTTCGGAAACGTCCGCTATCAGCCGAAGTTCTTCGGGAAGCTGAAGGCTTATGCGTAAACGACGGAAGGGCTGCGCTGGACAACATCCCTTCCCCTTAATTGTAGGGTCAGAAGCAAATGGATAAAGGACAAGGCTTATTCACCCGCGGCAAAAGCTGGACGAGCATCCCTGACGGTCTGGTCGGGCTGCGGCACGTATTCCCTGACAATGATTACGGGGTCACGACGGGCGTCTTGACCAAGCAATCCGGCTACGATGTCGAGTGCGTTTTGGTCCAGAACCAGACCGGCGGCACTGTCACCAAGGGCTTGGCCTACAAGTTCGACTGGTCGGGCAGCGATGCGCTGAAGGCGGTCTCTGCCGTGGCCGCCGCCAATGAAGTGGCCGACGGCATCGCTGACGAGCACTTGGCTACGACCGTTCCGAGCAACAGCTATTTCTGGCTGGTGCGCCGCGGCCCAACGGAAGTCACCACGGCTAACGCCACGGAGATTGCGGCCGGAGACCCGATTATGACGGCCGCCGGCGGCAAGATCGTGGAGGCGCTTAGCGCCGAGACGGGGACCGTGTTCGGTCGCATGATGGCGCCGACTTCGGCCGCTGACACCCTCTACCGGGCCTATGTCGATTTCACCAACGTCAGGGCCGGGGCCGCCGTGCCGCTTTTGACCAACGTAACTGCTGCCACAATCACGCTGACCCGTGCCGCGCACGGGAACCACGTGATTACCCTCAACCGGGCGGCAGGCATCACGGTAACGTTGCCGGCGGCGACGGGCTCCGGGGTCTGCTACACGTTCTACACAGGCACAACGGTCACATCGAACAACAACATTATCCAGGTGGCGGACGCTTCCCACATCATGCAGGGGACGGCTTGGATGGCGCAGGATGGCGGCGACACGCTTGTGGCCTTTGAGACGAGCGGCACGTCCGACACGATGACGATGAACGGCAGCACAAAGGGCGGCATCATCGGCGACCGCATCGACCTGATCGACGTGGCCTCAAACCAGTTTTGCGTTCAGGCCTGGCTGCAAGGCACTGGCACGGAAGCGACTCCGTTCAGCGCCGCGGTATAGCGAAAGTAAACCACGCCGCTTCACCCTTAACTTGGGCAAAACCGGCGTCGGTCTTGGGGGCCGCGATCCGGTGTACGCCGGATCGCGGTTTTTTATTGGAGTTGAATCATGTCTAAATTCAAAACCGAAAAACTCTGCCGGCATTGCAATGAAACGCTTCCTTACGAAGCCTTCCGCAGCCAGACTCGCGTGGAAAAGCGCCCCGGCAAAGGGAAAGGTCGAACTTATGTCGTCTACGACACCCATTGCCGCGGCTGCCGCAACGCAGAAAGCGTAGAGAAGAAAATCTTGAGGCGCGAGGGGATGAGCCGTGTCCAACTGGCCCGCATGGTCAAGGACCTGCACTCGCAGCTTGACCCAGACACCCGCACCTTGCCCAAGATCAGCGAGTTGATCCGGGAAATCCTGGAGTGTTTTCAATCGCTGCGCTGTTTCGCCAAGGGCTGGTACGAGTCAATCATGGCAGCCGATCCCGGCAGCAACGCCCAGCTCAACGCCTACAAGGCGGTCGCGCAACTTCTCGTCACAGCCAATGAAGTTGAGCGCGGCGGCAAGGACGTGGACGACATGAGCGAAGAGGATTTGCGCAAGGAGCTGAACGTGTTGTTTGAGCAATGGATGTCGAGCCTTGACACTGCGCGGGCCAGCGCCGAGAATGCCGAGCAACCTCAGGAACGATCGCCATGAACAGCGAATTCCAAGACGAAGTGGTGTTGAAGCACGTTCCGCGCGCTGGGCCTGAGCAGCTTCGGATAATGGACGAGCTTGCCAAGCAGTGGGAGCCGAAGGCCGCAGACCGCGACGGCAACTCTGCGGCGAAACTGATCGACAGAACCTTGATGTCTAGCTACACACGCTGGATGAGGAATTCGTTCCCAATGTGTATGGCGACTGACGCGCTCCTGTCCTTCGCCAAAGCAGCGGCGACTCACGCTGGTATTTTCTTGGCTGACGCCAAAGGCGAAATCGACCCGGAGCTGTGGGACTCCATGAGCGGCAAGAGTTGTTCAACTCGAAACGGATGAAAGAAGTCGCCGGCGCTTTGTCGCGCCGGCAGACCGAAGGCTTGAAAATCTTCCGCCCCCTGCCTCATCAGGAACGGGCCTTCATGTCGCGCGCCTCCGAGCTGCTGCTGCGAGGCGGCAACCGCTCTGGGAAAACAGCCTGCGCCGCTGCGCTCGTCGCTTCAGCCGCCACCGGCATGCCGATCATCGGCTGCGATGGCCAGCCACTCCCCTGGCGCTGGCCACAAAACCGACCTCTATGTATCTGGGTCATCGGTTACGGCGAAAAGCATATCGCCGATCCTTTGTGGGGCAAACTCTTCACGTCGGCCCCTGAACTTTCCATGCTCCGCGACGAGAATACCGGGCAATGGCGGGCCTTCAATCCGCTCTCCGAAGCAGACAAGAAACGCAAAGACCGCAACGAAGTCGTGCCGGCCCCGCCGCTGATTCCCAAGCGTTACATCAAACGCATCGCCTGGCACAGCAAGGCGGCGAGGCACTTTACCCGCGTCGTCTTGAAGCCTCAGCCCGGATTTCCCGGCTACCCGGACAGCGACGGCACAGAAATTTTTGCCTTCACCTCATTGGCCGAAGCCAAGCAAGGTGTGGCCTGCGACTTAATTTGGGTGGACGAGGCCATTCGCTTCCCAAAGCACTACGCCGAATGGCAAGCCCGCATCTCCGACCGCAAGGGACGGATTGTCTGGTCAGTCTACCCCGGACACGTCAACTTCGCGCTCATCGACCTCATCAAACGCTGCGAACAGCAGCGCGGTTCGGAAATCCCGGATTGCGAGGAAGTCAGGATGACTTTCTCGGCGAACCCCTATATCGACTCAGAGGAAAAGGCCAAGCGATTTCGTGGCTGGTCGGAAGATGAGCGCCGCCGCCGCGACGAAGGCGAGTTGGTTTCCGGCGACTATCTGGTGTGGCCTAACTTCACGCCCTCCATCCACTGTACCCCCGCAGAGGACGAAGCGTTTGACGACGACATCGACAAGCTGCTGCGCAGCACGAAGGCCATCCCCAGAGATTGGTGTTGCGACCTGATCCTCGATCCCGGACACACGCACCCTGGCGTTTTATTCTGCGCGATTCCGCCGCCTAAGTTGGGCGTAGCGGGCGTGATTTTCGATGAAGTCTACCTGCCCAATTCGGACGCCACGCAACTGGCCAAGGCTGTTGAGCACAAAGCGCGGAGCCATCACTTTCGGCGGTTCATCATCGACTTTGCCGCGGGCCGCATGACACCGATGGGAAGCACGCAGAACATTCAGCAGGTCTACGCCGACGCTTTCGCCAAAGTTGGCCTGCAATCGGAAGTCACTGGCAGCAATTTCATGTGGTCCAGCGACGATTTGGACGCTGGCCTTGCCCTCGTGCGGGAAAAGATGATTGTGCCCTACCCTTCCAGGCGGCCGTGGCTGCGCGTCATGACCGACCGCTGCCCGAATTTTCTGCTGATGCTGGAAACATACGTGAAAGCCACGGATGACAAGGGGTTCATTACTGAAAAACCTGCCAAGCGTCAAGTCGATTGCCTTTGCGACTGCTTGAGGTATTGGGTGGCGACGAACCCGGAGTACGAAGCGCCTAACCTTGAAGAAAAACCAAGTTCGTCTTACACTTGGTTCAAGAATTTTTGGCAACGACAGCATCCTAAGCCGGGCGAAGGCCCGATTTACTGCGGCCCTGGGGTAGCACCAAGGAGTTGAACAATGGTTTCGACGCCCTCCGTTGGCAGCATAGTCATCTTTTACCGCCTAGCCGACATCAATTCTCGCGGAATTCCATCCATCGTGCAGGAAATCATGCACGAGAACCCTGCCGTCTTGGGGTTATCGCTGATCGCCGACCGCCGCACCGACTTGCTCGTGGAAACGCTGGTCCGGCACGTCACCGATCCGTTGCTTTCCAACGAGAGACAGCGGAAGTACGGCGGCTGGGACACGATTGAGGCTCACGAAGCGCGCCGCCAGGAACGAAAGCGGCAGCAGGCGGAGCAGGTGCAGAGCGAAGAGGAATCGCGACGGCAGCGAGCCGAGAAGCAGGCGAAGGAAGAGGAGTTTTATGCCAACGAGATTGCGGAGATGTTCTCCAAGGGGATGCCCGCAGTAGACATCGCTGACCAGATGAACCGCAAACACGGCGGGAACTGGACATTCCAGCGGGTGAACGGCCTTTTGAAGCGCAAGAAGGTGCTGCAACCGGCATGACCAAAGAACAAGGCGCGACAAATGAAGACTGGTGGGATGCCGCCTCAACCCAAGAGCGCAAAGGATACTTGAAATCTCTGCGCGACCAGACGGATAGCTACTGCCAGCAGATGCTTGGATGCAAGCTCATCGGCCTGACGACCCAACAGGAAACCAAAGTCATCGACGGCGAGACGCAACTAAACTCCCTGGTGCGCGTGGTCGTACTCAAGGACGGTAAGCCGTTCGTAGATGAAATCCGCTGGCTGCCACCCAAGCCGTCGGTGGAACGCAACGGAAAACTACAAAAGACACGAAAGCGTCCAGCGTAGCCTCCCCAAGACTTGACGCCGGCAGCCCGCCACAATTTTGGCTGCCGAACTCGCGGACACCCAGAAATACGAGTTCCTGCGACCTGTCCAGAAAGCTTGGCTGTCGGTCGTTGAGGAAGCGATCCGTGTTCGCAAAGACTTCGACTCCGTAAGCGACCAGTGTACGGCGTTCTTCTCCGAAGCCTCCGGGTTCATGTGGAAGCCGGAGTTCATGAACAAGTATCTGGGGCAGGGTCTCGCGCCGCGCTTCCGCATCACCTTGCAAAAAGCCTTTGAGCTTGTCGCCCGCTACGGGCCGTATCTCTACTGGCGCAATCCACATCGCACCGTCCGCCCCCGGCGCTATCTGGATTTAGCGCCGGAAATGTTCCTGCCGCCTGGTTATCAGCCGCAGCCGCCCCCTGACCAGCCGCCAGGGATGATGAACGGTCAGGAGATGGAGCCGCCCCCTGATCCGATCATGCAGCAGGCGATGGCCCTCTACCAAGAGGCGCAGCGAGTCGGCTTGATGGAGGCCGCCGCCAACCATATCCAGTCGCAGTTGTTCCAGACGTGGCTGAATTACACGCCCGACGAGATGCCCTACGGGGGCTTGTCGCAGCACTCCAGCATGGCGATCACGCAGGGCCTAGTCGTCGGCCGCGGCGTGGCCTGGCCCGACTGGTACAAGATGCCAGGCTCCAAGCGCGTGCTGACGGGCTGTTTTTGGGACGATCAGAAAAACCTCTACTACGATCCCGACTGCACCGATGCTTCTGACGCCTACTTCATTGTCCGTAAGGGAGTCAAACCTTGGTGGAAATGGGAGCGGCAATTCGAGTTGCCCAAGACTTCGCTGCGCAAATACACGCAGTACGAGAGCGGCACGGCCCGCGGCATGGGCAACAGCGACGAGTTCCATCGCCATCACCGCAATCAGGGCAAGACGCAAGACCTGATCGTGGTCTACGAAATCTGGTCCAAGATGGGGCCTGGCGGAAGGCTGTACGGGGTCAAATCGCCAATCCGCGATGCGCTTGATAAAGTCGTGGGGGACTACGCCTACATCGCCGTCTCGCCTTCGATCCCTTTCCCGCTTAACGCGCCATCCGCCAAAGTCCGCGAGGCGGACGATGAGAGCGTGGAACGGATGTTCCGCTGGCCGATCCCATTCTGGAAAGATGACCGCTGGCCCTGCGCCGTGCTGGAGTTCTACCGCCGCCCTGGCTCGCCTTACCCGATCGCGCCTTTAGCGCCTGGCCTGGGTGAACTGGCGTACCTCAACGTCTTCATGTCCCATCTGGCTAACAGGATTTGGAGCTCATCGCGGGATTTCGTGGTCTGCCTGGAGAGCGCGGCTAAGCATATCGAACCCTTGTTCCGCGGCGGCGAGGACATGGTGTTCGCCCGCATTCCCCAAATGCTGAAAGATATTCAGCAGTCCGTGACGTTCTTAAAGCAGCCGGAAGTCAACAAGGAAGTCTGGGAGATGATTGACCGCGTGTCCCAGAACTTTGAAAAGCGAGTGGGCTTAGAAGAACTGTTCCAGGACACGCAGTCTCGTAGCGCCACCGACATCGAAGCCAAACGCGAGCAGATTTCCATTCGTCCCGACTACATGGCCGGCAAGGTGGAGTCGTGGCAAAGCGACATGGCGCAGATGGAAATGTTCGTCACCCGGATGAAGGTTGAGTCCTCTGACGTCAAGGAGCGCGTGGGCGCCGTGGGCGCCTGGTTCTGGGAGAAGTTCATCACAGACGAAGACCCGGAAATCATCCTTCGCGGACTCAAGGCCAGCGTGGAGGCAGGCTCGGCGCGGAAGCGCAACAAGCAACTCGACGCGCAGAACATGAACGCGGCGCTGCCGATCCTTTTTCCCGAACTTTCCAAGCATGCCGACGTGACGGGCGACACGAACCCCGTCAACGCCTTGGCGCGGAAGTGGGCCGAGAGCATCGACCTGGAAGTGGATGACATGCTGATGGGTCCGCGCGTGCCGCAACAGCCGGAGATGCCGCCTGAGCAGCAGCAGATGATGCAGCAGGAGGCCCAGCTTGAAATGGCCAAGCTCCAGGCTGACGTGCAAAAGAGCCAGGCCGACCTGCAAAAAACCACCGTCGAGATGCAGAAGGTGCAGCTTGAGCTGCAAGGCTTTAGACAAGAGGTCCAGCGGAAACAGATCGAATCGCACCTGGATATGCAGGTCAAGCAGCTTGAGGCTCACACAAGGCAGCAAGAGTCTCAGGCCGACCTGCAAAAAATGATGATCGAAGCGCAGCTTGATATTCAAACGAAACAGACTGAGGCTCAGTTGGAAGAACGCAAAGCGCAACAGGAAATGCAGCTTGAGCAAACCAAGGCGCAGCAGGGGTTGATGTTTGACGCCGCGTCGCACCAGCAGGACATGCAGCAGACCGGCGAAGAGCACGCGGCTGAGATGCGCCGCGCCGCCTATGAACATATGGCCCAGATGGACGCCGAAAAGGAAAAGGCCAAGGTACAGAGCCAGGCCATGAAGGAAAAAACGTCGATGCAGACGAAGATGATGAGGGAAAAGATGAAGATTCAAGCCCAGCAGCCCAAGCAGAAGCCCAAGGGGAAATCCAATGGCGGAAAGTGACGTGTTCTATGTGGCGTTTGTAGACCCCATAACAGGCCAGGAGCGAATTGCGCAGTTTCCCTATCGCAGCCAGGCCGACGCCAGGGAGTACGCAGCATTTTTAGCGTCAATAGGCGAAGCCAAGGATTGTCATGTGCGGGCGGCTTGTCCGCCCACCGGCCACGTACTGGAAGAGTTCACCCATATTCAGGAGGACATGACCTATGCCTAAAGGAACGCGAGTCCACCGTTGCGTGCAAAAGCTGAAAGAGAGCACGAAAGCCGGGAACCCCTATGCGATTTGCCAGTCGGCTACGAAGGAATCCTACAAGACCGGCAAGCCCTTAAAAAAGAAGAAGCGAAAAACATGACCTATTGCACTAAATGCGGCGGCAAATTGTACGGCAACCTCTGCCGCCTCTGCGAGATGTTTGCCGCGCGCCGCGCGCCTGGTTCGCTTACCGACCGTGAGTTCTTTGCCGGCCGCGGCACCCTGGCCGACCAGTTTCAAGGCGAGGAGTGGTACTTGGAAAAAATCACGAAACGCTATGAGCAGATCACAGGCCAGCGGCCAAACTACAACGCGGTCTACGTCCCCGACTTGGCCGACGAGCCGGGCGACCCGGCAGGCTTTGTAGACCCCACGGAAGGCCGTCGGCACATCAAAAAGGTCTGCCGGCTAAAAAACACAACTTGCCGTGGGCTTGTGCGCCACGATCATGTAGAATTAGACCGCGATCCGTTAGCCGCAGCCAAAAAGGGCAAGATCGGCCCCAGCCTAATGAAGCGGCTGATGAAAGAGCGCTTGAAGCGCAATCCCGACCTGAAAAAGCTCAGCAAGCGCGAACTCAAGGAAAAGTTGACCGCCGAACATACCGTGAAATGGTAGCTTCGTTCAAGGCTGCGCTGGAACACTTTGCCTTGGAGAAGCAGACATGCCGGTTCCCAGCTCTGACCTGCCTGCCGTAGCGCGGACGCACCTTCGCGCCGCTTTGACGAATCCGACGGCCTACAACGCGGTGCGCGACCGTTTGAACGCAGCGTTTGGCACTCTCACAAATGCTACGGCGGCCACTCTGACGGTGACAGCCGCGAGCCACGCCGGGCAGACGATCACGCTCAATCGCGCCGCGGGGATCACCGTCACTCTGCCGGCCGCCACAGGCACGGGCAACTGGTACAGGTTCTTTGTGGGCACGACCGTCACGTCCAACAACCATGTCATCCGGGTGGCAGACGCCACCGACACGATGGACGGCACGGCTTGGATGGCGCAAGACGGCGGTGACACGGACGTAGCATTTGAGGCTGGCACCACGGATGACACGATCACTCTGAATGGCTCCACCAAGGGGGGCATCATCGGGGACTTCATCGTGTTGACTGACGTGGCGGCCGATCAGTGGTCCGTGCAGGCCTGGCTGCAAGGCACTGGCACGGAAGCAACTCCGTTCAGCGCCGCGGTGTAATAGTGTAAATAGTCATGGTGATTGCCAATTTAGACCGCATCCAGCGGGCCGTTATTGACAACAGCGGCAGCGGCACGGTCACGCTTATTGCGGCCTCAGGCAGCAAGCGGATTGTGGTATTGGGCATGATCCTGACTACGAGCGTTGCCACGACCTGGGAATTCAAAAGTTCAGCGGCGACTTTCACTGGCCCTATGACCTTATCGGCGCTGACGCTGGACATCACCGCGCTGGGCGATCGAACGTTCCCTTGGTTTGTGTGCGGGGCCGGGACAGAGTTTCAGGTTGTCCTGGGCGCGTCAGTGCAGCTCAGCGGGGTCGTGTACTACATCCAGGAGTAAGCGATGAGCGCTGGAGCTTCAGGTGGAATTATTCAACGAGGCCATGAGGAGGCTCACACGACGTTCGATGCTGCAATTTTGCTGGCACTCGAACACATGATCCTGGAGCTGAAAGCCATCCGTGAACTCCTGGAGCTGAAAGCCATCCGTGAACTGTTATAAGGAGCTGAAACATGGATTTGAGTTTGATTTCTGGCGGCGGTCTGGTGAAGCCTGGTTCGATCCATGCGGCACGCAGCACGCCGGCCGGCAGCGGCGCTCAGTTGATGAGCCTGTCGCACGGCAAGTACATGGATGCCGTGCTCAGCGGCAACTGCTATTGGGGGGCCAACGCCTACGGCACGGCGGTCACGACGCAGGCTGGCTTGTCGGCCACGACGCCCGCCCTGACCCTCTATAACCCGATGGGTTCGGGCGTGTACGGCGTGCTGTTGCGTGTGCAGATCAATCTCACAGCCGAACCGGCCGCCATTACAGACTTCTGCTTGGCAGCCAATCTGCGCAACGCCGTCGCGCCGGTTACAACCACCGACGGCACGATGTACAACGCGCTGGGAGTCGGCGTAGGCGCCGATCCCAAGGTCCGTTGCTACCGCGTAGCAACCCTGGCTGCCGCCCCGGTGGCGATTTGCATGCTGGGAATGTGCAACACGGGCCTGGTCGCCGGCCTGGTGCAGGATTTCGATGTGGCTGGGGCCGTGATCCTGGACGAAGGTTCTTGCATCAGCCTTCAGACTCGTGCGGCGGCCGTTGTGGTGGCCTCTTACTTCTGGCAGGAAATCACCAAGCCGTAATGACGCGAGCAGTCGCCAAAGTAGTGTTTTGCGCTTTCGAGGAAAGGGCAAATCGCGATGCAGCTTAGTACCGCCCCCACAATCCGCCAGCAGCAGTTGACGGCGATCAAGACCTATGTGGAGGCCAATCACACGGTTCGCGGCCGTGGGGCCTACGGTCCGGCCACGGCGCGGACTATGAACCGGCCGGCGAGCCCCAACCACTTCGTGTTCGCGACCTCGGTCAGCGTTGATCAGGCAAGGCGCTCGCTGGATTGGACCGAAGTGCTGCATCCGGTCACGGGGCTGACGGCGCTGCAGCAGTTCGGGTTCAACGTCCTGTTTGCCCACGGGTCCTACAACCCCTCGCTGCTCTCCAGCCGCAATGCGTTGGTCCAGATATTCCCTTCGGTCATAACGAACACCCGCGCGGCCCTGCTGGCGGACGCCACGCGGCTGGCTACGGTCGCCGAGCAGCTATTGGCCGCCGACGGGACAGGCCCTGGCGGCGGGAACGGCTCCGCGGCGAACCAATCGCGTGTGATGGGGCCCGGCGCGGAGGGTGAGATCACGGTCGAGAACCTTCAGGAGGCGGAGCGCAGTGGCTGACTATACCCAGACGAAGAGCACGATCCTCGCCCATCAGGCGGTGACCAATCCGGAGTCGGTGAAAGGCACGGCCGTGGACGTGCGCACGGCGCTCGACTGCATGGTGGTCTGCCGGCACGCCTACATCGAGGAAGTAGACCCCGGCGGTCTGGAGCCGGAGTTCCATGTGATGGCCTCACTGGACCAGACGGCAACGCCGCCCGCCGACTCGTGGTTCAAGGTAGTCACCTTCAAGGCGACGGATCCCGGCGCGGCGCCTGCCACCGAGGCCCTGACCGCCACGGAACCGGTCGGCGAGGTGGTAATGGCCGTGGCCTCCACCACCGGCTTTGCGGCGGGGAACGAAATCTACATCCGCGACACGGGGACGGAGGCCGATTCCGAATGGTCCACCGTTGACAAGATTGTGACCAACACGAGCATCGACCTGTTCGAGGGGCTGGTCAACCAGAAGGACAGCGCGGACATCATCTGGGGCAGCGCCCAAACGTTCCGCATGCCGATCCCCGGCGCCGTGGGGCACGTGAACGTGTACTACAGCAACGAGGGCGCGAGCGGCGTGGACTCGGCGATCCTGGCTGAGGTCCTTGTCAACACGGATATTGAGTAATGGTGCGCGTCTCCGCTGAATACGCCGGCATCAACTGGCTCTGTCCCGTCGATTCCGCTGGCGTGCCGTTTCTGCCGCTTGGCCCTGGCGTGACGCCGAACTCGTCGAAGGACCAGGAATGGCGGCAGCAGGCAGGCTGGGGCTATTCAGGTATACTGGCGGGCGGCCAAGCGCCAGGCACCAATCCTGAATTTCTC